ATCACCAACAGAATGAATCATTAAAACAAATACGCGTACTTCGCAAAGGTAATATAAATTCTGTTGTGCGAGCCATTCAAGACTCTATGGGTAAGTTATGACAGCAATTAGTGAACTCGAACATAAAACACCTTTTGAATTTAAAAAAGTTCTCATCGAAAGTACTCATTTCACTTCACACAAAAAAGTGGATATCCGAAATGCGGTGACTGACCTTGACGTGTTCGAGCATTTAGATAAACCTTACCTCACCGGCACACTATCCTTCATTGATAGCGGAGATGTTATAACAAGTGGTTATTTACAGGGTGGTGAGAAAGTTCATGTAGAACTGATAGTGACTGATGATCTTGATGCTAAAGTTATCGCCAAAACGTTTTATATAACGCAAGTTTTGTTTTCGCAGAAAGGTCATGATACGGTAGAAAATGTTGTAGTTCATCTCATAGAAGATATCGCTTACGAGTCTAATATGATTAATGTTAACCGTCAGTATTCCGGAAAACCGTCTAAAATTATTGGGTCTATCAGTGACTTGATTAATAAGAAAGTATCTTCGACTGACACTGATAAACAAGAGATGCGGGTGATTGTACCTAACTTAACACCGATGGAATCAATCTCTTGGATAAAAAATAATTCTAGTACTAAGGAAGGATATCCTTTCTACCTATACTCTTCTCTTATCGGAGATGAGTTGATCTTCAGTGACCTCAAAACACTGATGGAACAAGATGTTATTAATCCGGACGTACCATTCGCCCATATACAAGCGAACATACCTCAAGGTAATGACAATGAGTCTAAAATCAGACGACGTACTATACTAGGGTATCAGTTCAAAAATACTGATAACTTATTTAAAATGATTTCCGAAGGTATCGTGGGTGGTGAATATAGTTTTCTGGATATAACTAAAAACGAAAGAGTCTCGGGTATATTTGATATTGATAAGGACTTTACACAGAAAATAAAAAATGACAAGCTCATATCTAATACTTCGGATGCGCTAGATTATTTCAGAAAATCGGAACTCAATACGAAAAAGAGTCGCAAGATTACTCAGATTGGTAGTACGGATGCGTATGAAGGGTTTAATTCACTATCACAAAGTGATGACTTTGCTAACTATAAACTAAGTGTTATTAATAAGAGCATGGATCATGTTTTGAAAAAGAGTCCTCTTACTATTAGTGTTAATTTCATTGAGTTTATGAAAGGGAGACGTAATAATAGTATAGGTAAAAAAATCAGACTCAGATTTCTTGCTAATATAAACACCGAAGATGGTAATGATACCACCTCAATTGATATGAAGAAGTCTGGTGACTTTCTCATCTTCGGGGTTAAACATGCGTTCCGAGCTGAAAATTATGTAGCGACACTCACTTGTGTGAAGTTGTCGGATGAAAAGGTGACCAATCAATGATACCGCAGAATTCAATAGATTTTTATGGCGACCAGACTAGATGGTTTATGGGTGAGGTTGTCAATGTAAAGGACGACCCAGAGAAATTGGGTAGAGTCAGGGTTAGGGTTTTCGGTGTATATGATGAAATTCCTGACGAAGACCTACCTTGGGCCCAGATAGTTGTACCTGTCACTACGGGTATCCACGAAGGTAAAGGGCAGAACCTAGGTATCCTAAAGGGTACACAAGTGTTCGGTATGTTCCTTGACGGGAAGAACTCTCAGTTGCCTATGGTGATTGGCACTGTACCCAAAACAGGGGATACGAACGAGAAGGCAAAGGAGAACTACCCTCTCAATAAGGTATACGAGACAGAGACCGGACATTATAAAGAGTATGATGATACGCCTGGCGCTGAACGTATCAAAGAAAAGCATAAAGGGGGTGCGTACTATGAAATGGATAAGGATGGTAATATCTCCATATATGTACCCGCAAATGGGGATAAACCAGTCTCTATAAATTTAACTGTGGGTGGAAGTCACGGTAAGGTTTCGGTGTCTGCTAATACAGTAAACATTAATGGTAGCGAATTTATAACACTAAACTCGGGCGGATAATGTCTAATGGCTGATTCAGAAGAGTTTCCGGTAGTAGATACACCGGTATTACAGATTAAACCACCTAATCCAATAGCGTCAGTATCTTCGGTCAGTAAAGGACAGTTAGATGTATTAAAAACCTTGAGCGTGTTAGCGGTAGATCAACTTTCCATATTAGAATTAGGAATTGAGATACCGTGCGAGGGTGGATTCCCTCCTACTCGTGCGGACATTGTCAAAGAGTTTAATAAGTTATCTAACATCCCAACGCAATTAAGACAAAATATAATCGACCTTAAAGATCAATTCGTCGACGAGGTTGATGCTGAAGCACAAGAGCTTATAGATCAATTACAAGATATTATTACCGAAGTAGAAACTACTATTGAACAGGTATCAGATTTACTTGCTCCGTATTGGGACAAAGAAGGGAAGATTCGAAATTGGGAAAAGGAGGCGGACGATGCCTTCAATGAATTGATTCAAGATTATCAATTATTCATCCCAGTCAAGATCGCGGAACTAATATCTAAACTGTTACCGGTTGACTTCAATTTGAATATAATGGGGATTGAAATAAACCTTTTAGAAATATTCACTGACGAAGAACAGGCCCGAATCAAACTACAGATTGAAGAAAGACTTGACGAACTATATCTATTAATTCCAGAACCTCTCCGGTCATGGGATGGTACGTACGGTGTAAAGTGCCGCGAGTGGAAAGCGAAAATCACTTGGCAATATATCAAGTCTGAAATGATGAATGCGGTTACCAATCTGGTGTGGGATCTGTTTAACAAACTCATCAAAAAATTTAAAGAGATTTGGGACGCATTAGGATTACCTTCACTCCCAGACCTATTGAACTTTGATATCAATGAATGGATAGATTCTACTATCAAACAGATAGAGGATGAAGTTAAAGATAAGATTGCCGAAGTCAATCAACAAATAGAACGAGTTGAAGGATTCTTCGAAGGCATGTCGGAACCCGACCTAGATGCTGAGAAGGCTAAACTTCAAGGTAAGGGTTATGCGATGATTGCTGACCAATTGAAAGAAATAGAAATTCTTGGTTTCAACGTATATGATGATATCATAGGCGGTGACATGGAAGGAAAAGTTAAATCCGCAGAGCAAGATATTGATAACTTCAAGAAAGGTGCTCGCGACTTTGCGCTTAACTGGCAATGGCATTTATTGAGTATATGGATAAAAAAGATTAAAAAATTCCTTGATGCCATCGGACTCGGTAAGTTGTTAGAACTATTAACGCTAAGTTTTTGTGATGTTTTGGAATTACTCGGCATTCCTACCAAGATTGAGATTGTTGCGCCTTAGCAAACTGTATAAATACTACAAAAAGAGTTGGAAGCCCATGTCAGTTAAAAAACTCACATCAATAGAAGATGGCAATCTTACCACTCGACCAATCACGAGTTCTATTCAAAAGAAAAACTCGGATATCGATTGTTCGTTTACGGTGAAACCATCTGGAGATATATACAAGAAGACGGAGGCCTCCTCTGTGGCTCAGTCTGTCAAGAATCTTTTGTTGTGTAACAGAGGGTCTAAACCTTTTGCTCCGTCATTTGGAGCGAACTTGGAAGGTATGTTATTTGAGTTAGGTGATGAGTTTGACGACGATAATATCAAATCGATGGTACGCAACGCTATTAATAATTACGAACCACGAGCGAAACTACAAAGGGTCGTTAGTAAATTTTCACCCGATTATAACTCTTTAGATTTAACAATCACCTTTCAGGTTATCAGTACATTAGAGCAGGTAAGTTTGAACGTGAATATTGCGAGGATACGCTAAATGCCTATATCAACGTCGGATCTCGATTTTGTAAACATTAAAAATAAACTGAAGACCTACTACAAGCAAAGTGGTGAGTTTACTGATTATGACTTTGAAGCGTCTGGACTATCTAGCATACTAGATGTTCTCGCTTATAACACTCATGTGAATGGTCTGATTGCTAATATGGCTATCAATGAGTCATTCATCACTACGGCACAACTTCGTACTTCGGTGGTTAACCATGCGGAACTTTTAGGGTATGTACCTAAATCTCGAACTGCGTCATCTGCTGAAGTTAAAATATCAGTAGTTATTCCCAACGGGCCTGATATTATATCCTTACCGAAAGGTACAGAATTATTTGCTCAGTATGATGATATACTATATTCATTTAAAACGCCCAGCGAATATACTTCTAGAAAGTCAGGTGACCAGTATATATTCCAGACGGCAGCAGGTAGTGAACTTATAACCGTTTATGAAGGTGAAATTAAAACTAAGAACTTCTTAGTAGGTAACGCTTCTGACGATAACGTATATGTTATTGAAGACGCAACGATTGATACAGACAGTATGGAAGTCCAAGTGTTTAGCGACTGGACTGGTGTAGATAGTTTAAATTACACTAATATTGACAAAGTATCTACTATTGATAGAAATTCTCACATCTTTATGTTGCGTGAGTCATCCAATGGGTTCTATGAGATTTATTTTGGTGGTGGTAGAATCCTAGGCAGTAGTCCTATTGCGGGTAACCGTATACAAATAAAGTACCGTTCCTCACGAGGGGCGGAACCTAATGGTGCGTCTGTATTCTCTACGGCACAAATTAGTTACTTGAGTAACTTTTACTCAGTTAATGTTACCACGATTACTCCAGCTAATGGAGGTTCTGCAAGAGAAACTACTTCGTCAATTAAGTTGAACGCACCTCGTGGGTTTACTTCACAGCAAAGATTGGTTACTGCGAATGACTATAGTACATTAATATCCCAGAAATTTTCACCTTTTATCAAGGATGTTTTCTGTTGGGGTGGTAACGATAACGAACCTCCACAGTACGGTAAGGTATTTGTAAGTCTTAATTTTATTGACGGTATCAGTGAGTTTGCTCAAGAAACTGTTAAGGGTAGTATTAAAGACAACTTAACTTCTAAGTTATCTATTATGTCTATCGACACTGAGTTTGTTGACCCAGAAACCACATACCTCGAATTGCGCACAGTTTTCCAAGTAGACCAGACCAAAAACATTTCTTCTGTCGAAACTCTTCAAGCATTGGTGAATGTCATCGTAGATGACTTTGTGTCAGCTAATTTAGAGAAGTTTAACTCTACATTTAGACGTTCTAACTTATTGACTGAAATTGATAAAATATCAGAGTACATAATCAACTCTAGAATGGATGTTAAATTACAGCAACGTATTCCAGTCTCCACAGAAATTGCGGCAATCGAATCCGCGACAGGTCAACTTGTTTCGGAAATAACCAGAAACTGGACATTAAACTTCCCAGTTATATTAGCTAACCCAGATAATGATGACTATATCATAACGTCTACTGGATTTAAGTGGCAGGGACAGAATGTTAGCATTAAAAACAAACTAGGTTCTACTCGACTACAGTTAGTTGATCTGAATAATATAGTTAAAATAGATAACATCGGTACGTATGACCCAGCTAAAGGTAAGGTATCCCTGATTGCGTTGTCAATCGATAAAGATTCTTATGTTGGCGGTTCTATTAAAGTAAGTGCTACACCTGCTAACCAGAGTACAGTAAAACCTTTACGTAACTATGTGATATCACTAGACAAATCATTATCAACTACAGAGGCTGTATTAGATGATGGTACAACTAGGGTCTCTCTATAATGGCACAAATTATTGGAAAGGAAATTTATCGACCGAGTTTCCACGCTCCCATAGTAAAGGGTGTACTTCCTGAATTCTATCAAAGCGAATATCCAAGATTAGTAGAATTTCTTGAGAAGTACTATGAGTATCAGGAAGAACAGGGATTAGCAACATTCAGTGAACAGATTTATGATTTGTTTAATGCTCGTGATATATCGCACGTTAACCTAATAGACCTAGATACTTTAATATCAGAGATAAGTGATGGGTTGACAAGAGAATCATTTCATCCACAGCAAGACGCTAGGTTGATGACTCGATTACTGGCAGACTTCTATCGCGCTAAAGGTACTGTGTTATCGGTGAATGAATTCTTTAAAGCATTCTTTGACGAGGATGTTGAGGTCGTGTACCCTAAGAATAACATATTCATTTTAAATGACAGACCGGGCAACTCTTTAATAGGGCCTAAGTCTCTGAAGTATATTCAGGACGATAGAAAATATCAGATATTCTCAATTCTTTTGAAAACAGGTATGTCATTAGACGATTATCAAAGTTTTTATAAGAAAATGGTACACCCCGCTGGATGGTACCTTTCTGCGGAAGTACAGACATTAAGTGAAGCACAAGTTTATTTGAAAGCGGGGGATACAACAGACCCACTAGAAATACCTAGTTATGCTATTGAAATACAGACAACACCCATAGACGTAGACCTACGACCCACATACTCTTTACTTGTTATGGAAGAGAATGACCCAGTAGATGCGAGAACTCAAGCACAGAAAGACGCCGGAGAAGGTATACTTATAAGTTCTTTAGAAACTCTAGAGAAATATGACGGTATAACTCTTCAACAGATTGTAGACGACTTCAACGATAGTGTCGCAGAGTGGGTTGGTGTTAAACCACCTACACTAGACGATGGTGGATTGGATGCGTCACAGACCTACGAAACTATGGATGCGGGTGAAGGCGGTGGATAATAAAAAAGGAAATAGAGCACAATGACTCGGCAAATTATTAATACAGGCACCTCGGTTAATGACGGGAAAGGTGATACTCTAAGAGACGCCTCTGCTAAAATCAATGCGAACTTTCAAGAGATGTTCTCGCTTGTTGATATGAGCGCAGCGGGTACTATTACCCCAGAATTTATTTCTAATTACATTGATAGTTCAGTTGGCACTTACCTAAATGGATTGAATGTTCAAACTGTTCTTGACAACCAGAACAATATTAGTTTTCTGGATTCACGCGTCACGCAACATGATACTATTCTCACGACATTAAACTCAAATACCATCAATTTACAGTATGAGATTGATTTAATTAACTACACTATCGAGAACACTCAGATTGGTGATACGGGGCCACAGGGCCCTCAAGGTGGTCAGGGGGAAATTGGTTCTCAGGGTGCTCAAGGAATCATCGGGCCGCAGGGCCCTATTGGTGTCCAAGGTGTCCAAGGGGCAATTGGTACCCAAGGTTCTCAGGGTAATGTCGGAGAGATTGGGCCTCAGGGTGTTCGTGGTATCACTGGTGTCCAAGGTATCCAAGGTAATGTCGGTGAACGCGGTAACCAAGGAGAACAAGGCCCTCAAGGTGACCAAGGTATCCAAGGTAACGTCGGAGAAATTGGAGCACAGGGTGAACAAGGTGCTCAGGGTGCTCAGGGACTTCAGGGTAATGTTGGAGAGATTGGAGCACAGGGTGCTCAGGGTGCTCAAGGTTCTCAAGGACTACAAGGTAATGTAGGCCCTATCGGTGTCCAAGGTGTCCAAGGGGCAATTGGTGCTACAGGTCTTCAGGGTAACGTTGGAGAGATTGGTGCTCAAGGCGCTCAAGGTAGTACTGGAGTTCAGGGCATCCAAGGTAATGTTGGTGAAATTGGAGCACAAGGTGCGCAGGGTAATCAAGGTGACCAAGGTATTCAAGGTAATGTTGGTGAAGTCGGAGCACAGGGCGCAGTTGGTGCGCAGGGTTCTCAAGGACTACAAGGTAACGTAGGCCCTATTGGTGTCCAAGGTATTCAGGGTTCAGTTGGTGAACAAGGACTTCAAGGTAATGTCGGAGAAATAGGCCCACAAGGAATTCAAGGTGTTCAGGGTTCTGTCGGTATCCAAGGTAATGTTGGTGAAGCTGGAGCACAGGGTGCTGCTGGTGCTCAAGGTTCTATCGGTATTCAGGGTAACGTTGGTGAAGTTGGAGCACAGGGTGCTGTAGGTGTTCAGGGTTCTGCTGGTATTCAAGGTAACGTTGGTGAGCAAGGCGCGCAGGGTGCTATTGGTGCCCAAGGTTCTGTCGGTATCCAAGGTAATGTTGGTGACAAAGGTGCTCAAGGCGCTGTAGGTTCTCAGGGTTCTGCTGGTATCCAAGGTAACGTTGGTGAGCAAGGTGCTCAAGGTGCTATTGGTGCTCAAGGTTCTATCGGTATTCAAGGTAATGTCGGAGACGTTGGTGTTCAAGGTGCTGCTGGTGCTCAAGGTTCTATCGGTATTCAAGGTAATGTCGGAGACGTTGGTGCTCAAGGTTCTAAGGGCCCACAAGGAGATCAAGGTCTTCAGGGTGCCGTTGGTGACGTTGGTGCTCAAGGTGAGGTTGGTTCCCAAGGTAGCGCAGGCCCTCAAGGAGCGGAAGGCCCGATTGGTACTCAAGGTGACGCAGGGCCACAGGGCCCCGCAGGTACAACTCCTGGCCCACAAGGCCCGATAGGAAATACCGGTGAACCCGGCCCACAAGGGCCCGCAGGTACAACTCCTGGCCCACAAGGGCCAACGGGTACTACTGGTGAAGCAGGGCCGCAAGGTGCTGTTGGTGCTCAGGGTGCTGTTGGTGCTCAGGGTTCTCAAGGTGATATTGGCCCTCAAGGCGATACCGGTGCTCAAGGTAGTGTCGGATCACAGGGTGCGGTTGGTTCTCAAGGTGCTCGAGGTTTTACTGGTGCACAGGGTAATGCGGGTTCTCAAGGTTCTCAGGGTGAACAAGGTGCTCAGGGTATTATTGGTGCTCAAGGTAACGCAGGAGCACAGGGTACTACTGGTGCTACAGGTTCTCAGGGTATTGTTGGAGCACAAGGTAATGCGGGTGCGCAGGGTGCTATTGGTGCCCAAGGTATCCAAGGTATTGTTGGAGCACAAGGTAACGCAGGAACACAAGGTGCTCAAGGCGAACAAGGTATCCAAGGTATTGTTGGAGCACAAGGTAACGCAGGAACACAAGGTGCTCAAGGCGAACAAGGTGCGCAAGGAATAAAAGGTGCCCAAGGTAATGCTGGCGCACAAGGTGCTCAGGGTATTATTGGTGCTCAAGGTAACGCAGGAGCACAAGGTAATGCTGGCGCACAAGGTAGCGCAGGCCCTCAAGGTTCTCAGGGTATTGTTGGTGCTCAAGGTAATGCTGGCGCACAAGGTAGCGCAGGCCCTCAAGGTTCTCAGGGTATTGTAGGTGCTCAAGGTAATGCGGGTTCTCAAGGTTCTCAGGGTGAGACTGGCGCACAAGGTAATGTTGGTGCTCAAGGTAATGCTGGCGCACAGGGATCACAGGGTGAGACTGGCGCACAAGGTAATGTTGGTGCTCAAGGTAATGCTGGTGCGCAGGGCGGACAAGGCCCTCAAGGTGGACAAGGAATAAAAGGCGCGCAAGGTAACGCAGGAGCACAAGGTTCTCAGGGTGAGACTGGTGCCCAAGGTTTCACAGGTGCTCAAGGTAATGCCGGTGCGCAGGGATCACAGGGTGCTGCTGGTGCTCAAGGTTTCACAGGTGCTCAAGGTAACGCAGGCCCTCAAGGTGCTCAAGGTCAGGTAGGTGCTCAAGGTTTCACAGGTGCTCAAGGTAATGCTGGCGCACAAGGTGCTCAAGGTCAGGTAGGTGCTCAAGGTAATGCGGGTGCTCAAGGTAACGCAGGCCCTCAAGGTGCTATTGGTGCTCAGGGTGACCAAGGTGCCCAAGGTGCTGTCGGTGTTCAGGGTGGACAAGGTACTTCAGGAGTAACTGGTTCTCAAGGCCCAGTAGGTGGATTTGGTAATGCGGTTCTATTTAATACCTCAACAACTCTTCCCGCTAATATCAATGCTACAGCTTCTGCTGCCATACGTTCTTTCCGAACAGTTAACACAGTATTCATAGGTGATATCTGGTGGCATGTAGGAACTGGTCGTATTTGGCGAGCAACCGTAAACCGTATTGACACAACTACTGACTCTACCTTCGTGGAAATAACCGCAGGTACTCGTACTTCTGGAGCAGGAGACGGATTAATCGATCTTAGTGGTATCCTAAATACTGCTAGTACTGGAGAACGTATCGCATTTACATCCTCCTCAATATTGATTTACGACGCTAATAACAAATTGCGAGTAAAACTAGGCGAATTATAATGAACAACATACCTCCTTCGGGAGGTATATTTTATATCAGGTAAATTATGTTTTTAATTATAGATGATTTTTACGCAGACCCAGACGCAGTCAGGGAATTTGCGCTCAGTCAAGATTTCAATGTCTCAGGAAACTACCCAGGCCTTCGAACAAAACCATGTACGAATAATGGTGGATATATTGACTCGACTAAAGCAACATTCGAAAAACTAACGGGAAAGACTATAACCCAATTCCCGTTAGATAATTACAACACCTCCTTTCAGTTCACTACCGCACTCGACAAAACGTGGATTCACCACGACGCAATGTCATACGCAGCAGTATTGTATCTCACACCGGATGCCCCATTAGAATCAGGTACGGCGATATATCGTCACGGCCCAACGGGTATTATGAAACACTCTCCCGAACAGATTGTTGATTTTAATAACTTTGCTCATGATGAAAGCGATTGGGAGATAGTTGCTGAAGCAAAGAATGTATACAACCGACTGGTAATATATGATTCACAGTATTATCACCGTAGTGTACTGCCCGGCTTTGGAAAGGACAAGACTGACGGACGTTTATTTCAAACATTCTTCTTTGAGGCAGAATAATGAAATTAATGACCACTTTGTTGACCTCTAATGATATTCCAAAGTTAGAGAGACTGATACGTTCAGTACAACAAGTTATTAAAATAACTCCAGTAGAATGGGAAGTTGTGATAGTAGTGAATAGTAATCGTGAAGGTTATTATGAACAAGTTCTACAAATAGATCAACCGTTTCGTGTAG